TAGGTTCATAGAATGCTATCTTAAATGCTATCTCTTGACGAAGCATTAGTTCTGCTACTGGTATTGGTTTATCTACCATAGTTGCATCGAATCCAAATTCTCTATCTAATGGTACTGAATAATAGTCAGTTAGTACAATATACTTAACATTCTGAACTATCTCCTTTACTCCTGTTGCGGCAAAATTAATCCAACCTTCAGACTCATGTAGGGGATCAAATTGCTCTTCTGGTTGAAGAACTACTACTAACTTTTCTCTATACAACGTTATCATACCAACAATATTCTATACTGTTTCAGACTAACATCTATTCCTGCTCCTTGTAATGTTCCTCCACGAGTAAACCATTTATGGTCTTCTCCCAAATTATCAACTATCCATAGGTTAAATCCTGCTGTTATAGGTCTATTCCCAACTAACAATGGAGCAACGACTCCATTCTTGGCATAAGTTCTTAACACTATTAAACTAGCAAATGGGTCGGCATTCCATTGCTGATTGAAATTCATTTTAAAACCAACAGTTGTAAGTCCTGGTCCTATGAATTCAAGTATAGGCAATTGTAAATGAACATCATGTTGAGCCCATCTAGTAGGAGTATCAACATGTAAGTCACTAAATGTATGTACTCTACGCCGACTACATTCGAATACTAATTGTCCAAAACATCCTAGTATAGCCATAACATTATTCAGCAGGAGGTTTAGCTTTACCGTTTCTTTTATCCCAACTATTCAAACCTGCTAGTCCAAAAACTAATGCTGCTAAGATAGCATGATAACCTTCTAAATATTTAAACTCATCTGTATGCTCTTCTAACCTTAACCAAGGCGATTGAATAGCTGCTATCTGTACAATCCATACAAGAATGGGTAAGCCGAAAAATGATCCAACTGCTCCCCAACATAGTGCTTTTCTCCATAGTGGCTCATTCATAATTATGATCCATTACCACTACCATCTGCATTCGTCATTCGAGGATTAGCTGTTCCTCCTCCATTCAAATTACTAATTCCACTAACTGTTAGATTTCCTTTAATAGTAACATCTGCTTCAATGGTTAATGCAGGTGCTCTTAAAACCATAGGTCCGCCTGACTCTATGAAACAAGGTCCACTACATTTAATATCGATAGGTCCAACGGAATGAACAGTTAATGTTCCTGTACCACTACTAGCTCTTGCACCAGGTGTGGCTGGTCCTTTCTCTGCATATTCGATTATAGTACCATCAACAAATTTCCAATGCCTAACATTAGGATCTATAGTAGGAGGAGGATTACCAACATTATAAAATGATCCATCTATAAATCCATCTCCTCCATTGCTATTAGGAAGCATAGTAACACTAACATCATCACCTATTTTTGGACAATAAAATGAACTAGTACTTCGACTACCATGTTGTTTAACAGGTAAAGGTTTGCTAATTAATTTGTCTTTATCTAACCATTGAACTCTAACATCTACTCTAGTTTCATCAACTAATTGTTCGATCACTTTTCCTTGTCGAAACATGGTTCTAATCTCACCATTTCTCCCTGTACTATCTCTACCAAATACAGTATCTGCTTCATAATCCATACTAATAACCTTTTAAAGCTCCTCTTAGTTTTAAGTTAGTACTATATCCTCCATTAGCTATATCATGAATACTAGATTCTATGAACCATTTCTTATCGAATATTCCAAAACCTAATGTTTCACAACATAGTCCTGATAAATATTCTATATTACCATGAACTTTAAAACTACATTGATGCTCTTTCTTATTCTTCTCTCTTAACTTAGCTTTGCATTTTTTGGTTGAATTCTTTTGTCCTCCTGCTCCTTTGCCTTTATTAGCACCTGGATCTGTATTAAAAAAATCTGCATCTTCTAATTTTCTAGGACTAACTAATTCTTCATGAATACCTGTTCCTATGTAATGATAATTTTGTGCAGATTCCATTAACATTAAGGTGGTACTACCTTTTTGTACATCAGGTTCATATTCGGGATTCTCATTAAGATTTAATTCAGCATATGTTCCTTCTGCTATAGTCCCTCCATTAATGCTAGGATCAAATTCTGTTTCTGTAATCTTTCCCGTTTCAGGATTATCAAACTTATTCTTACATTTTTTATAAGTATCATCTGACTTCGAATTAAAATCATAATCTAAAATATTACTAGCACCATAAGTTAATGTAAAAGCTGGAGGCCTAGCTTCATATTCTTCCTCACTATATATGATTAATTGTTTCTTATGTACTTTTAATGATAACTTAGATTCCTTGCACCTATCACGCAAGTATTCTAAATCGCTTTTATCAGACTGATCTGTTCGTTTAATTTGTGGATCTTCCTTAGTATCATAAAATAATGTTAATCCATTTTTGCTAGCTATTTCTCCTGCTATACTTTTTAAATTTGTATTTTCCCAACTTTTAAACTTCTTAGTACTTTTAACTCCGTTAGGTGGAATGCTAGTAGCTTTTACAGATACAACATTAGGTGGTCCTTTAAAACCTACATGATTAATATAGAAGATACCACATTCGAATGGTCTTGTATCTCCAGGAAAAGCCCAATCATAAACTATCATACCAGCAGTACATTCAATACCTTTCTTAGCATTTGCTGGCAAATACTTTAGCATCCAGGTTCTTTGTGGATCAGCAATCTCTATCGATAGATCATCTGCTTTATCACTAGTATTATCAGTATAACAAAAACTAATAATATTCTGACTAGCTAATCCTAACAATATATCTACCCCATTGATAACCAATGAAGGATTAGCTCGCCTAGCTCTGAATAATGGTAAAGGTATTATCACACTATCTCCAAGGTAACAATTCCCCTAAGTTTTTAATTCCTATATCGTATCTCAAATTGTTTTCGATAGTTACTTCCTGTGGAATAACTAATATTTGATTAGCCATAAATCCATCTACAAACCTATACTCATAATTAGCATCTTGAACATGATGCATACAATGTTCATCACCATAACATGTTAATGCTATCATGTCCCACATATCTCCTTGTCCTGTTATATACTCTTTAACTTTTGCTTTATAGGTAGGCATGGCAATTAATTAATAACGTTACTATTTCTTTTGTATAGAATGTGCTATCTTAGCAGCCTTAGCTTTGGAGTAACCTCTAGCACGCATAGCTGCATAGGCTCGTTTAGCTCCTGCTTTATTAACACCACGAGGAGCTATGAAATAACCTTTACCTGGTCCTTTAGTTACATGACTAACAGGTATTCCTACTCGTTTAGCTCTAGCTTTTGCTTTACTTTTTGTTTCAGGCATATTTTATCTCCTATGTTAAACATAACTCATCCTACGTTCTTCATCTTTAGCTTTCATTAACTCTACTAACATTTCTCTGATACGAGCTGTTTGACTAGCTAAAACATTTTCTACTTCTTTTGCTACTCCTCCTGCTTGGCCTTCACTAACTCCATTAATAGTGATAGGACTATTCATACTTAAACTAATTGCGCCACTTCCATTCATTCCATTTCGCATTCCAAGATCACTAACATTCTGAGCCATAGTCCTATGAAAAAGTTCTGCTTGAGCTTTACCTAATTGATCTGCTGCACCTACAGGTCCAATTTCTAATTCCCGTAATGCTTTACCTGCATTGAAACCTCCTATGTTAATTTTATCTAAATCAACACCTACAGCTCGCATTACAGTTTCTAATAGTGATCTACTTTTCATAGTATCTTTCATAGGTATAACCATCTCAGGAACACCTTTTTCTGCTAATTGATATATTCCTGGATTAGTAACTAAACCTCCTGACTGTTTTCCAGGAATTGAACCACCAGAAGGCATAGAAGGAATACTAGGTAAATTTCCTATAGCATCTTTTAATTGGTTAATTTTTGTTAGTGAAGTATCTAATCCACTATTTAAATTATCAACATTCCAACTACCAAGTTTACCTTGTACATCACTTGCTGCTGTGCCAACATATTCAACACTAGTAGTAGTAAAATCAAAACTAGATTTCAACTGATCTGTACTATCTTTTGCCGCATC